CATCACAATGTTCCACGTGAAACAATGACCCACACGGGCACGTAGTGGATTATGTGAAATTACAAAAACACTTGTATTCTAGAATAGCTGTGCTATAATTAGGGTACAAAGAAGGAGGGCAAAGAAAATGACATTAAAAGAAGTATATGACAATGTGATATTAAATAATTATAATGTCACTAGGGAGTCTATTAAATTGATTAATGTAGATGTATGTAAAAAGGACTTAGTGGTTAATTGTATTAGATCAATGCAAGCAATTTTAATTAATGCTGTTAAAGATGAAGGTATAACATGCACTGATTTTCAATACTTAAATTTACAGGTAGCTGATTTATGTGATGAATTACTTAAGTGTATTGATGGTGAATCTATTTTCTTATAATGTTAGGAGGTAAGTGCTATGAAACATTATAGTATTAGAAACATTTGTATTGATTATGATGGTATTAGAAATGAGCAATATATTTCTAAAAGTAAATTAAAAAAAGTTGTATATAATTTCATTTATGGACAATTAAGTACATCTATGTTGGACCGAATGGAAAAACATAATATTAAGGTGAGTGTTTATTGGCACTATAGCTGGTGGCAACCTGTTGTTTATATTCCTCCATTTTGTGATTATATTGATGTATTATATCAATTAGGTGATGATTTGGGGTTGTATCGTTATGAGTAGAATTTACAAACATTCACACAATCCAAGTAATATGACAATGGATAATATTAATAATATCGTTGATATTATAGAGACGTATTTATGTGATTATAAACTTGGTTTTCATCTAGTATATCAGCGTAGTCATTTAATTAGAATGGATATTCGTAAATTAAATTCAAAGAGTGTAATAGCTAGTTATTCGTTTCGGTATAACACTATGACAATGTTTAAACGAAAAGTTTTTCAGGGTGTTGTTTCACTTGGTGACATGATTCAAGAAAATGAAAGACGAGGATATAATTATGATTAGTAATTTAATCCTTGCAAGTTTTATAATTTGGGTGGTATTATCTGTATACCAAATATACCAGCATTGCAAAGGAAACTTTAAATATTATAAAGTGTCAAACAGATACATAAATTTCATTATATTATTAATTATAATGTTAGTTATGTGGTTTGTATTAATAAATATGCAAATTGATGAATTATTGGAGGTGTGTCATGTAAAATATTAAAGTGTTATGACTTCACTAAAAAGCGATGTAGGTTGTAAATTGTTATGCTGGTTACAAAATTAGACAACTTGAAATAAATTAATTGAAAAAGCAAAAGTTAAAATTAAAAGGAGAATATTAAAATGGAAAATTTAGGAAATGAAGTAATGGCAATGGAAAATACAGGGTTAGTTGTGACTGAGGACATGACTCATGAGCAACGTGTTAACTTATTCAACGCGGTAAATAATGCGGAAGGTTTAAGCGATCAAGTAGGTAAGGACTTGTATTTGACAGGATATATCGTGCAAGATGTTGAAAAGGAAAATGAAAAAACAGGTGAGATTATCTGTAGTAAACTAATCACTGTAATTGATAAAGAAGGTAAGGCATATGCTACAAATAGTAAACCTTTCTTACAATCATTAAAGCAACTTAAACAAGTATTTAACTATGATTGGACAAAAGAACCGGTGTGTGTGACAATCATTCAGAAAAAATCAAATTCAAGCTCGAATAAATATTTAAGCATGGCTGTAAAATAGCCTAATAAAATAAGGGTGTTAGCCAAACACCCTTTTATTTTTTGACTTAAAAGGGGGTGTTTAAATTGGCTAAAATGAGAAAATCAAGCAAAGACGTTAAGCGGTTAAGAAATGCTATAGCAAGTGCTAAGCGAACTGCCACAAGAGCACAAAACTTGGGGCAGGATGTTGTTTTTACGGATATACGAACAATAAAAGATTTTAATGATCGTAAGGAATTTAATAAATATTTAAAATCAATTGAGCGATTCAATAAAGAAAATAGATACATTGAAAATAGGTACGGTGTTGTTTTCAATCGTAACGATATTGAAAAGGCTAATAAGCTAGTGGATAAACAGAATAAGCAAAGAAAAAAACTAGCTAGAAGTGTTGGGTTAACGAAATTAAAAGAAACAAAAGGCGGTATCGCAACGGGTGTTAGTGTTAGAAATGCTCTTTCTGTTTTAAAAGATGACAGAGGCGGATTTTTTGAACCCGTCCACCATGTTAATATCCAGAGTTATAGATATCCTAAACAATTAGCTAATCGAATTGAAAGTTTAGAGGAAAATACTAAGAAGAAAAATAAAAAAATTACAAATTTAAGATTGAATTACGAGACAGCTTTAGGGAAACATGTTAGAGGTAATATAATTACAGAAGAAGAAGCGAAAGAAATTTTAAAAGATATAAAATCTTTATCAGATAAAGATTTTATAAAATGGTTTTACCAAGAGAGAAAAGCACTTAATACATTTAAATATCTAGATTTAAGCCGTGAGTATACAGAAAACCAAATGTTTGTTAACGAGCAACTTAGTCGAGCGTTAAAATCAGATATGGCAGATGTAAGAGAAAGTTTGGCGGTGTTTACCGGACGTGCCTATGTTAGCGGTGGTGTTGTTAAGTATAAATAATGTAAAGGGGGTTGTGGTATGGCAAAGAAAAAAGAGCCTAAAGAGATTTGGGCGTGTGACTTTGAGACCACGACCGACCCTTTAGACTGTAGAGTTTGGGCATGGGGCGCAAGTTTTGTTGAAGATTCGAGTATAAAAGAATATGGCAATACTATAGATGGGTTTATTGATTGGTGTAAAGAAAAAACACGAAAATTGTATTTTCACAATTTAGCATTCGATGGTGAGTTTATTGTAAGCTGGTTATTAAATAATGGCTATGAATATTCCGAGAAACCTAAAACCGGATGTTTTAAAACAATCATATCGAATACAGGTTTGTGGTATTCCATTGAAATATGGTGGAAGTATTCAATTTATCGGTCCACAAAAACAACTATATGGGATTCGTTTAAGTTAATTCCCTTTAGTATTAAAAAGATTGCGCATGATTTTAATTTACCAATACGAAAATTAAAATTAGACTATACAACAAAAAGAGAAAAAGGACACGAGTTAACCCCTCATGAAGTTGATTATTTGTTTAATGACATCGATATTGAAGGTATGGCATTGAATGAATGTTTTAAATTAGGATTTAATAAAATGACGGCGACAAGCTGTAGTTTTGAGTCATTCAAGAAAACTTTGCCTATGGCGTTTGATAAAATATTCCCAACACTAGAAATGAATGTTGACAGAGATTTAAGACCGGCTTACGCTGGCGGTTTTGTTTGGGCTAATCCGGAACTAAAAGAACAAGAAATATCTCAAGGTATTGTATTTGATGTAAATTCACTTTTTCCATCACGTATGTACTATGAGAATTTACCTTATGAAACACCCATATATTTTGAGGGTAAATATCAACAGGATGACGAATATCCTTTATGGGTTGGCGTGATTAGTTTTGCGTTTGATATTAAAAAAGATCATATTCCTTGTATTTCACTAGATAAGTTTTCTCGGTTTTTTGGAAGTAAAAAATATGTAGATAGTTCAAACGGTGACATTGTGAGAATGACTGTCACGAGTGTTGATTGGCAGCTATTTAATGAACAATATGATATTTATGATGTTGAATTTCATAATGGGTATAAATTTAGAGGTTGTGTAGGTATTGCACGACAGTTTATTGATGAGCAAATGGAAGTTAAGAAAAATTCCAAAGGTGCGCAACGTTTCATTGCTAAAAGAAAAATGAACTCTGTTTATGGAAAATTCGCAACAAACCCAAATGTCACACCTAAAATTCCTTTCATTGATGAGGATGACGGTATTTTAAGACTTCATGACCCTATGTTTACAACGTTTGAAAATGGTGAGGTTAAAGAGGTCATTGACGAGCAGTTTAGAGATCCTATTTATTTGCCTTACGGCGAATTTGTAACAGCTTACGCACGTAAATATACAATATCAACCGCACAAAAAGTAGGTATCCATAGAGTCGCATATATTGATACGGATTCAATACATCTAGTGGGTACACAAGTTCCGAACGCAATTAAAGATATTATTGATGATAAAGAGTTAGGCTATTGGGGTCTAGAATCAATATTTAATAGGTCTTATTTTATTGGGGCTAAGTCTTATGTTGAAGAAATTGAAATCAGCTATAAGGAATATGTAGAACATCAACAGGAGTATATAGATGAGAATGATTGTAAAGATAATCTTTATTATATTCGTGGCGGAGTATGTTATTATTTGAATGTAAAATGCGCTGGTATGACAGAGAAGGCGAAACAGAATGTAACATATGATAACTTTAGAGTTGGAAATGTTATTAATGACTGTTTAAAAAAGACGCACGTACCCGGTGGCATTGTATTAGTAGATAGACAATTCAGTATTAAAAGTAGGTAATGAGGTTGATAAGGTGATAAGTGTTTTAACAAGTATATTGTATTATTTATTTATGGCATTTTGTTGTTTAAGCGTAACATTTCTATTTGTTGTGTATATTATAGGAATGGGGTTAATGATTATTTGGATTATAAAGGAGTAGAAAAATGGAATTTATGTTTTTAATGATTTTAATATGCGTTATTTTGTTAACAGCTTTCAGTTTGGTTATATATTGCAAATATAAAGCATTAAGTGACAACTATAAATATTTTAATAAAGAAATTGATAGTTTATCATATGAAGTTTATCATCGTGATAATGCAATATTTAAAAAGTGTGATAAGACTCTAAAAGAATTTAACGAGATCATGTTTGGAAGTCCTCCACTTAAAAATAAAGTTGTAGTCGTAAGAAGTATAAAAGATTATGATTATTCAGCCTATCGAAAAGATATTGATATGTTAAACCAATATTTAGAAAATGGTTGGAGTATTGTGAATCATGAAACGAATGAGTTTGTTCACACATATATATTAGGTAAACCGCTGGCATGGTATGAAGAAAAAGAAGGTGATGAGGATGATGAGCGAGAAATCGAAACAGCATAGAAACCAATGGTATAGGGATAACGTAAATAAATATTGTGTTTGCGTCAATAAAAATGAAGTTGAAGTTGTTGGATATATTGAAGATTTATTGAAAAATAAAAAGTTTAGTCAATATGTTAAAGATAAAGTTAAAGAAGATTTGGCAAAAAGTAAATAGCATGCTAATATATAAACGTAAGGAATAAAGACAGGAAATCAGACATGTATGTTAGGTTTACTCGCGGTGAAACGTGCTAACAACATATATAGGAATAGTAAACTAGCTGGTAACACTTTAAACTTTACAACCTATATTTATGAAACCCTCTTAAAAGAGGGTTTTATTTTATATTGACTTTACAATATTAATAGAATATATTAGTAATAGAAGGGATGTGTAAAAATGGAACGTGATGAATTACGAGAAAAGTTTACAGAGGTGTTGACTGTGGAAGATCAAGCGGAACGTTCAACTATGTTGAATGATATGCGCGCGGAAGTCGAAAAAACTTATACAGAGTTAGACAATTTGAAAGCCGAAAACACAAAATTAGTTGAAAAGAATACCTCATTAACAGAGGCAAACTCTAAACTATTTATGCAAATTGGTGTAGAAAAATCCGGTGGCGAAAAACCGAAACATGTTGCACCAATGGACTTACGAAAATTAGGTATTTAATGAAAGAGGTGAATTAGATGTCAAAAACAACAGGAGAAGATGTGACTAAAACGTTACAAAATGATTTAGGTATGGACCATAAACCAACAGGTCAAGAAGTTGCGAGTGCAATGTATGCAATGAGTTCAAGTAACTTTAGGAGTACAATCGGAGACCCAAACGAAACAAGTTCTTTAGAGTTTATGAACGGTTTATTAGAATATCCGGATACTTTAGGTGTTGAGTTTATGAATTTGGCTACACGTATTGGTAAAGTGATTGCACACCGCAATATTCTAACGAACAAACTAGCACCATTTAAAATGGAAAACATGCCTTTAGGCTATACTATGGAAGAATACTTTGTTGAGTGCGCTAAAGAGCACGAATACAATCAAGCGGACGCGGAAAACACTCTTTTTATGAGAAGTTTACCCGATATTAAAACAGCTTTCTACGTAGTAAACAGAAAGTCATACTACCCAGCAACTATTACGGATGATGATTTACGTAAGTATTTTGTTACTTGGGATGGTGTAAATAGTTTGATTGCTCGTATTGTTGACTCTATGTATAATGGTGATAACAAAGACGATTATAATTATATGAAATCCGCTTTAGTTACTCACTACGAAAACGGACACATGAAAATTGTAAATACGAATGCTGTAACAGATACGGAAACAGCTAAAGAATTAGCCCGTAAAATTACAGAATACGTATCATATTTAACTGAACCAACAAATGAATATAATGCTATGGCAGTTACTAAACAAAATGAATATGATGATATCTATGTTATCTTGAACGGTAAAACAAATAGTTATTTAAACATTGATTGGTTGGCTCAAACATTCCAGCTAGAGTTTGCTCAATTCAAAACTCATGTATTAGTATTACCAACTTTACCAAGTACAGCACAAGGAACTATCGAGGCTATAGTGTGCGACTCAGAAATTTATAGAGTATTTGACCAAAAGTACAGCGTAGGTGTGGCTTACAATGCTAAAGGTTTATATTGGAATTATTTCTTGCACCACTGGGAAGGAATTGCGACAAGTCGATTCGCAAACGCGATTGCTTTTGTATCCGGTAATGTTGAGGAAAAAGTTACAGCGATCTATTCTAACCCACAAGTTGTAGAAGTTCGTAAAGGTGCGACTATTACCGTACCGTTTACAGTACAAACAAGTGGTTTAAATGCTAAGTATAGTTTAACAGCTACATCTAGTGTTGAGGATAAAGTTAAAGCGACAATCGAAAGTGATTTGAAACACGTTAAGATTGAAGGTTTAGAGGCTATTGACGCGGAAGGATTAGCAACTGTAACAATCAAAGATACAATTTCTAATGTGACATGCGATATTAAGGTTGTATATAACGTATAGTTATGTTATAATACTAGTGTCATGAGTAGGACATGACACCCCTCCTTTCTATAGTCAAGTGAGTATGGGAAAAGAAACATATTAATTTATGTTTCTTTTTCTTTTTCTTTATATTGAAAAATAATGTTTAGTTTGTTAAATTAAATTTAGAAAGAGGTGATTAAAATGAAGATTATTTTAATTTCGTTGGTTTTTAACGGTTTGGATCTTGTTACTGGAATTGTAGGCGCACTTAAAAATGGTGAGCAAATTAAATCTAGTAAATTAAGAGATGGACTATTTAAAAAAGTAGGTTTTGTTTTTTGTTATGCGTTAGGTGAGGCAATTAACTATGCTAAATTATATTTACCAATTCCGTTTGGCGATAAATTACTACCTATTATATGTGTTTATACAATTACAACAGAAGTTGTTAGTATTTGTGAAAACATCACAAAAATTAATCCGGACATCTTACCGGATAAATTAAAACAATTAATTGGATATAAAGGAGTTGATTTAGATGAATAATGAAAAAGAAAAAGATGCAATTGATACATCTAAAATTGATAAAATACTTCCTGAGTATGATCCGTTAAAGTTAAATGGTATTAACCTAGCTCAAAATTACGTTAGCGCGTTTAATACTGGTATGAATATTTATCAATGTGTCAATCAATTACAAGGCTATATTGAATGGGTTATTAAAGCTGTAAATGATGTTGTTAAATCATGGAATATACAAGTTGGTGAATCTATTGAACAATCAAAAGCTATTGTAAAAGAAACTACAACAGAACAATTTAATAAAGAATGGACAAATAAACAGCCAGAAATAATTGAACAATCAAAAGAAACTACAACAGAACAATTTAATATAGAATGGACAAATAAACAGCCAGAATTAATTGAACAAGTAAATAGATTAACAACAAATCAATTTAATATTGAAAAGTCTGTATTTAATGATGAATTAAGTGCACTTGATGTACGTATGAATAATTTTGATTTAGAATTGAATACATTAAATAATTATATTACACCAGAAATGTATGGTGCTAAAGGTGATGGTGTAACGGATGATACAAACGCAATTCAACAATGTATTGATAATGCAATAGAAACTAAAAAAGATATATTTTTACAAAATAAAATATATCTAACAACTCAGCCTTTACAAATTCAAGAAAAATTTACTATGCGTGGGATTAGTTACACTGATGAATATTATGGTCAAGCTTGCATTAAAAACAACTTAACAAATATATTTGCACCCAAAACATCAGCATTAGATGCTGGAATAAAGTTTTTAAATATCAGATTTATAGGCAATCAAAATTTTATTGCGAATGCAAATTTTAATTGGAGTCAAATTAGGCATTGTGGTTTTGTTGGCTTTTCTAAAGTATTTGAAAGTACTACTTTTTTAGGTTGTTGGTTAACAGATCTATTTATTAATAATATTAAAACAATTGGTACGTTAAGCGGTTCAGACAATAATTTTAATAATTGGTTTATTAATGGACATAGCGCAAATCAAGGTAATAATGAACCATTAATAACTGTATATGGATGCTCATTATCTAGATTTACTAACATTTATTGTACTGGCGTTGAGGTTGGTGAACAAAATACATATGGTTCTAATATAGTATTATTCATTGATGGTTATACCGAAAATTTAGTATTTGATCATTGCTGGTTTGATTATGCGAATGATGTATTGATAAAAATTAAAGGGCGTGATAATGATGTACCAAAAAGTATTGTTAATAATATTACATTTAATCAATGTTGTATTCGCGGTGGATGTTTAAAAGTAAGAAGTTCATATATTGATGCTGATTTGTGTAGTGGTATAACATTTAATCAATGTTTTTTCGATAAACATCATATTGATGTTCCTAGTGTTGAAGGTTATACAATATTTAACATTGGAAGTACATTAGTACGAGGTTTTTTCAACAATAATAACACATACATGATACCAAGAACTGTAAGTGGTGATAAAGAAAGAATTTCAGAGTTATTTCTAGCAACGAACAGTAACAACCCAAAAGCAATAAATAGCGGTATTGGAATTTCAGGATCTATCGAAAATAATATTTATTTACAAAATGCTAAAATAGAATACAGAAAAGAAAAAGTAACAACTGATAGTCAATATGGTTCATTTACTATTTATTCTAGTTCTAATGCTAAAGAAAGTGTTATAATTGCTATACCAGTAGTCAACAATGCTGTTTGTTGTGTAAACGAGGTTACAGACAATTCAACTCAATTTATACTACGCAACGTGCAAACCGGTGATGCAATTATTTCAAAAGAAATGTATGTAATGTTATTTATTATTTATTTTGAAGATAATAACTGGGGAACATTATAATGTTAAACATATTTAATTAAATTTTTTATATAAACACGGATATTAATTCCGTGTTTTAATTTTCTTATTTAACATTAATAAATATTATTATAGAATATAGAAAAAGGAGTGATAAATATGAATAGTAAAAAATGTGAACTATCTAGCATTTATAAAATGCAAAAACCGGAAGATATTCCGTATAGTTTACCGGAAGGATTATCCGTTTATTTTTACATTGAATTTTATATGCAATGTATGCACATTTTAAAAGATGTTGATTATGAACGATATAACATATGTAAAGAAAAACTAAAAGAATTAACAATATTAGAAGAGGAATTGAATTTATGAAGGCTGGTCAAAAATTAGAAAAAGATGGTAAGCAAGTATGTTTATATCCGCTTGAAACCATGTATATTACGCAATGGTCAAGTCCAACATCTGAATCACACTGTTGTGGACATCCGTTTGATAATGCCGTATCTGGTCAAGTAAGAGTTCCAGTATATGCACCGTTCGATTGTCATTTAATACATACTTATCCATCTGGAAATACTCGAGTCTATCAAAGTGATAATGTAGTATGGACACCAAGCGGATTAAAAACAGTTGTAGTTAGTTTTACGCATGATCCAAACCCACCAACAGCAACACAATATAAACAAGGTGATTTAATTTATCACACTGGCACGGCTGGAATGGCAACTGGTGATCATGTACATATAGATCAATCGTTTACAGTTGATGCTGGATTAGTTAGTTATGGTGTAGTGTGTAGCTATGGTAATGAATGTTATGCGTTAAGTGGTTCAGAATTACCAACAAATGTATTTTATGTGAATGATACAAATATCGTAAATGCTTATGGTCAAGAGTTTAAAATATTTGATGGTGGTGATGTTCCTACACCAGAACCAAGTTACAAATACATTAATCATTACGTTTTATTAGATGGTTTAGGTGTTGATTTTGGTTTTTATAAAACAAAGGAAGAAATTAAACCAGAACCAGCCCCAACCGGTGAATGGTTTATACCGGGTGATATTAACAATACAAGACCATTAACGGAAGAAGAATCTAAAAAGAACTGGTTAGCTTTTTGGGCATTCTTTAAAGCTAAAGGATGGACGGCTAATGCTGTATCTGGTATATTAGGTAATTCATATTATGAATCAACTGTTAATCCTAATCGTTGGGAAGGTGATATACCTTTTGCACAGCCAGTTGCATCGCGTGGCTATGGTTTGGTGCAATGGACTCCGTGGACTAAAATTATTGACTGGTTAACAGAAAAAGGATATTATCCGGACGTGTCTAAATTTGGTGTAGGTGAATGTGAGCGAATTCAATGGGAAATGGAAAACAATCAACAATGGATTGCTACAGCTACATATCCAGAATCATTCCGCGATTTTTCAACTTCAACAAAAGATCCATATACATTAGCAATTGAATTTTTAGCAAACTATGAAAGACCAGCCGACCCGAACCAGCCACAACGTGGCACGAAAGCGCGCGAGATATATGACTACATAAAAGATAAATAAAATAGTTGAATATTCAACTATTTTTTACTAATATAAAAATATAAAGAAGGAGTTGATTAAAATGAGTATAGGAGTTGTTAACAGTCAATTTACACCACAAAGTAAAATTTATTTATTGAAAGGTTTAGAAATTGACGCAATGAATAACACATTTTGGGGTGCATTCGATACACCCGAAAAACAATTTAATTTTTTCATTAATAACTACGATCACATCGTTTTTGAAAATTATACATATCAAAGAAAAGATGGTACGGTAGTAGTACCGGGTGTTTATGATGATCTACGTTTATACAATTATTTGATTTATCAAAATGGAAATACCGGTAATAAGTCGAAATGGATTTATTGTTTTATCACAAGTTTAGGATATCTAAACGACAATGCCACTAGTATTAGTTTTGAAACAGATGTTATTCAAACATGGCGTTTTGAAATTGAAAGTAACTTTATGGAGTCGTACATCGCATATGAACATAGACCACAATATTATGATACCGGTGATGGTGTACAACGACCTTGTATTAATACACAACCGGAGAATTTAGAGATTGGAACGGATTTAATTAGTGACAAACAATATCTAATAGACGCAAACGGGATAACTAGTTTCGCTGTAATTGGTATGACTTGTGATATGTCCGGAACAGACAGCTACACAAACGCACAATTAGGAACACCATCTCAAATTAACTATTATGTTTTTCCTTTCAGTCGATATACGGGAACTGATATAACATCTTTAAAAATTGGTAGTGTAAGCGGTCAAACTGTGACAATCAGCGGACTTTCAAAAGTATTAGACGCCATTAGAAAAAATGAGAAATTAGTAGGTAAATGTGTATCTATTGTTGTTACGAATTCTATACCCGGTTTAGTTGTTGAGAATGGTCAAGTTGTCATTAAACGAGATTGCTTTAGTGGTGAACAACAAGGCGATTATCAGATATTAACGTATAAAGCTAAAACGATGAATGACATGCTTTCAAATGATTTAAACGCATATGCAAAAACACGTGTATATAATATACCAGCGTTTATTGGATTTACTCAATTCACAAAATTATACACGTATCCTTACAGCTATATGCTTATTAGTGATAATAACGGAGCAACAAAAGCTTTTAAAAATGAATTATGGAAAGACATGAAAAACGCACAGTTTATATATGTCGGCTCACCAAACAGCTCAAAAATAAATATTGTACCATTAAATTATAAAGTAACAAAATCAGATGAAAATTATTCAGATTTAATTAATCTAGATAACTCTTTTGAATCGCAATATGAGACAAGTTTACCTATTATTAGTGACACAACCGCATTAATGTTACAATCCTCACGTAACTCTATGAACGTAGGATTATCCAATATTAGGAGATCAAACGAAACAAATTCAGCTATAGCAAGCGCAACCGGTAATGCGTTAAGCGCACAAACTAATTTACAAAATAACTTAAATTTAAGTGTTACCGCACGTAACGCAAATTTAGCAAGTAATTTAAACGATTTACATAACAAGTCGAACATGATAAATGCTAGTATAAGCGCAATAGGCGGTTTAAGCGGTGGTATTGCCAGCGCACTAACCGGTAATATTGGCGGTGCGGTAGGTAGTTTAGTTGGTGCTGGCTTAGGTATTGGACAAACAGCTATGCAAAACCAAATCAACACAAAACAAACCAATATGCAAAACGCAAACGCACTTGCAAATGCAAATGCACAAGCGAGTGCTAATAGTCAATCTACAGCCATAGGAAACCAATTGAGACAGTTAACAACACAATATCAAAATCAGACTAATATTCAGAATGCTATGGATAGTTACAATGCACGTATCCACGACGCACAGGCAACGGCTGACAGTATTGTAACCGGTTCAAATGATTTAATGCGACAAATAGCACTAGATTTAAACACATTCGTATTATATGTTTATCGACCTACAGACGAATACAAACAGAAACTAGAAAAAATATGGAACATGCGAGGTTACGCGACAAATGTTATTGACTATCCTAATTTACGATCTAAAATATCATGGAACTATATTCAAACTGTAAAATGTAATATTAAAGGTACAAATATCGACCCAAGCGACTTAGAAAAAATTAAACGTGTATTTGATAATGGTATTACACTATGGCACAATAAAAACGTTGGTGATTATTCACAAAATAATGGTGAAAGATATTCGTATACGCAATGTGACAAATACGGAAACTATAAAGAAAAGAAAGTACATTAATATAAAAGGTTGACGGTTCAACCTTTTTTATTTAACATATAATTAAAAGGAGATGATTAAAAATGGATTTATTGAATGACACAAGTTCGTTTACAGACTACTGTAGGAATGCTGTGGATGTTGCTACTATGAACAATGGAGAAGCCGACTTTATATATTACACATATTTACAAATGTTAAGCTTAAATATGTTTAAATATAAAGGTTTACCCGAATCCATTAACACGTTCTATTTAGAATATGTTTTACAAACACGTGGTTACATTGGTTTTTATGATGATGAAAGATTAGGTTTAATCTGTAGTGAGATCACATTAGGCGGTCGGTTAAACCACTATCAAATGCCTACAGATTATCATACAGTATCAACAAGCCCACTTATAAAGAAGAACTTAACAAGTGACGAGTGCGTAGTTATGAAAAACAGTCCTTTGTATGTTGGTATTTTTCCTTACTTAAACTTTTTTGCTAAGAAATTAGCGTTAACAAGTAGAACGATGGATCAAAACTTAACAATGCAATGGACACCATACATTATTACAGGCGATAGACGAATGTTACAACAATTTAAAGTGTTCATGAAAAAGATTTTACAAGGTGTACAAACGATATTTACCTCAAAAGGTTTTAGAATGGAAGACGTTAATGTACTACAAACGAATGCCCCTTTTATTGCCGACGAATTGCACGGCATGAAACAAGCGATCTTGCGTGAATGTATGACTCTATTAGGAATTGAAAACGCTAATATGGACAAAAAAGAAAGATTAGTTAGTGATGAAGTAAACGCCAATAACCAACAGGTTATTGCGTCTCGTAATATTTGGCTAAGTGAGCGTAAAAAAGCGATTGAAGAATTAAATAAGAAATTTAATTTAAATGCTAGTGTTGAGTTTGCGCCATATGAAGATTTTGAGGAAATCTTAAAATTAATTGAGTTAGACGGTAGTACAAGCCTTACAGATTTTAAAGATGACCTAACTATTAAAGAAGGTGATTAGTATGATCAAAAAATTAAAAGTACCTAATTATTTGTTAACTTTACAAAGTCCGGTGCTTGCTGAAAACACCGAGACTATTTGCGGAGTCTGTCACAATTTGGCATTTACGGAGTTAATCGATGCTCAATATGAATTAAGCGATATGGAAGTGCTAGAAATCGCGCGTAAAAAGATTTTTGATTTTAATTATTCATTTTATGACGACCCCGAAAGACGCAAGGCATTAGAAACGGGAATTTTAAAACACTTTTGGTTTGACGAAATAGGACAAGAAACATATGCGTATTGGAAATTTGAGCTTCAACATTGGTTTGAAATCAATATGGATAGATATTACACGTTATTTAAAACTATCCCTTTTCAAGACCAAGACGACCCAACCGCAAACACGAACTACACGGAAACTTATACACGTGACAGTCGAGGAAACACACAGGCTAGCGGAGAAGATACGAGTATTGCTTTACAGTCTGTAACTCCGGAGGGGCGTGTGGATATTGAAACAAACGACTATGTTAATAATATCGCTAAGACAATTACCAAACCAAAAAGCGCAAATGATACAACAGGGCATGAAGAATACAGCTTTAAGCGTAAAGGTAATATTGGTATCCAAACACTAGCGGAAGTATTACAAGGTTCACGTCGTGCGGTCATTACAATTGAAAATGAACTATACGCGGAACTACAGGAATATGGATTATTTTTCAATATTTTCTAGGAGGTAAAGAAAATGAATATTAATGTAAATAAATATTATGATTATAGGCGGAAAGTTTTAGGAACATATGTAGATCGTGATCATGTTTACGGTTCTCAGTGTTGGGATTTGTATTTTGATTGGTGCGAAAAAAATGGATTTAAGGGTGCTAATTGTACATCTAGCGGATATGTTAAAGATATTTGGTTAAACCGACAAACAAATGGAATGAACTATAATTGTCTTGAAATTACAGAGCTACAACCGGGTGCAATTGTTGTTTTTAAAGAAGTACCAAATATTACACCTTTAAGTCATGTTGCTATTTTCGATAGTGATATTAATGGTGTATATGGTCGCTTTTTAGGTGCTAATCAAGGTGGTAAGAATGGTTTAGTTAATATCGTTACACTTCCGTATTCAGCTACATTCGACACCGCATTTATGCCTAAAGCTATGATTTTAAATGATGAAAAAAGTGAAAAGGTATTAAATGAAATTCCAAGAGATTTTATTAGAGAATACGGAACTTTCTACCCAAATTGCACAATTAAAATTAGAGAAGCCCCAAGCCAAAGAGGAAATGACACAGGTTTATATTACACGAATGGTATGAGTGTACGATATGATGGTTATGTTAAACGTGATGGCTATGTGTGGATTAGTTGGATTGGCAGTAGTGGTAAACGTCGCTGGATGGCTGGCGGTGAGTTAAACTCAAAAGGTATTAATTACTTGCCATATGGAGTATTCAAATGACAAAGTCAATTGATTGGTACAGTCCAACTAATATAAAATCATATAACAAATTTTTAAATTTCATCATTGGCGGTCGTGGTATCGGTAAAACATATGGATTCAAAAAAGACTGTATCAGTCGATACAAGAAAAAAGGAAAACAATTTCTTTATTTGAGAAGATACAAAACGGACCTTAAAAAGATAAAAACATTTTTAAATGACCAGTTTGAAAATTTCAAAGATGATGAATTTAAAATTACAGGTGGTAGCAACTTTACCACCTTTTATATCAATGGTTGCGAAATGGGATACGCCACATCTTTAACAGCATTCGCAAGTTTAAAATCAACAAGTTATGTTGACATCGACACAATCATTGTTGACGAGTTTATACCGGAAAAAGCCGGGTTCAATGCATATATCCCGAATGAAGTTGAAATATTATTAAATATCATTGACTCTATATTTAGACAAAGAGAAGGACATGTATATTTACTAGCTAATAACGCAAGTATCGTTAACCCTTATTTTAGTTATTTTGGTATAACACCCGACCAGAACAAAGAATTTAATACATTTAAAGGTAGTGAATCAGTCGAGCAAATTGTTGTCCAAATATGCCACAATGAATATAAAAAAGGAAATCAAGAAAAATCGAAATTCCATAAATTAATCTCCGGAACTACGTACGGAGAATATAACGCTGGTAAGTTTGCATATGATACAAATGACTTTATCAAAAAGAAAACGAATGTTTGTGATTATTTATGTACACTATACTATGATGATATTTACTATGGTGTTTGGATAGATATGAACACGGGTTATGTGTATATCAACCAACAGATAAACAAGGAATACGGATATTGTTATTCCATTGGCAGTAATAACCGTGAAAATATGATGATTGCTAAACTATGGCGTAAAGACCAAAGACTAAACATGTTAATACGATCATACCGAGACGGTTGCGTGTACTACAACAACCAAGAAACAAAACGATTATTAAGTTATATATTGAGTAAATATTAAAATAAAGAGTGCCATTAATGCACTCTTTTAAGTTTAATATTTTAAATTATACTTGCCTACTGTATATAAATAATACGTATGTTTATCACCATACTTTTTATAATACTTGTTATATACATCTTGAACAACTTTATAGTCTGTAGAATGTACTACAATCAAGTCGTCAAATGTGAAATAAAATTCCAAGCTAATAGGCGTATCAACCAATAACATTACTTATAACACCGACTTTCTGTTAGATCATGTCATTGTATAATAACAAAACAATAACAAATAAAACATACAAACAAAATAGCGAAGTCATATAATTTGTTTTGTAAAAAAGCTTACAATCTCAAACGCAAACATTTTATTGCGATCTTCTGTATCACAATAAGCTTGCATAGTCATATAATCTAAAACAGCATGGTCAACATCGTTAACCTTAATATTTTCTAATATAGTCCTATGTCTATTAAACGGATGATACAAATTTAGATCAATATTACAAGTATCATTCTCATTGTATGAAATTTCATATTTGACAACCTTAACATCATTATAAAGTAAAAATGTGACTTTACTGTGTAACGCCATAACTAACACCTACCAATTCTCACTATACATAGAAACGAATGTATTATTAATGTACTCATGTCTTCTAACACTTACGAGCAATAAATAATATTGCCTGTAACTAATCAGACCTTGATTATAATAGGAATGAATAAGATTTTCACGCTCGATGTCACTTGTAACACCGAGCGTTCTATTTAATTCGGAACATAAACGATTCAAACTAGTATAATTACTCATACGTTAACCCTTCTTTACAATTCTACAAACTTCTCTAAGGTTGTAAGTAATCAACTCATTCAGTTCAAGATAAGCCTCAAAATCTATCTCTTTATCATTATAGATATCTTCAATTGTTTCAATACAATCAATATTATAATTAGATAAAGATTTTAATAGATTTGGCAACTCATGTAATCCATTAATCTCTTTCAAAACACTATCGTATGCGTTTTGAATACACTCTTTATACTTTTCTTTAGTCATGTTAGTTGTTACCTCCATTCTATAATGACTCTTGTAGCAATTTATAAAAACACTCATCATATGCAAAATACAACATTTCTTTACATTGTGACACTTTTTCGAATATAACCATTCTATCACCTGCCGAATCAAACAAAACATAACACATCTCAAAAATCATTTCAAACCTACCATGAAAATCAGTGTTTACTAAGTTCAACTTATTAATGCTACGACATTCTATAAGCGTATTACAACCGGTAATTGAAATCCTTGTCATCTTGTCTAAAACTCTTCTTAATTGTTTTCTAGTCATTATCATGACCCTCCTTCTTTGTACCCTAATTATAGCACAGCTATTCTAGAATACAAGTGTTTTTGTAATTTCACATAATCCACTACGTGCCCGTGTGGGTCATTGTTTCACGTGGAACATTGTGATG